ACTTATCTTTTTTGGTTTTAGTGCCAGTCTTGATCCTGTCGGCATAACCTTGTAGTTCTTTGCGATCCACTCGACGATGTGGCGCATTGAGTTTTATTTCCTCGTACATGTTACCTGCATCGCGTTCCATCTTAATAAGATATTCCTTACCAGGGAACTGTTGTTTTAATAGATTAAAATAACTCAATGCCTGACTACGATCCTTAAATTTAGCTATAGGCGACCCGTCACGGTGACGAATGACAAAATTCATTCCTGCAACCCGTGAGTTCTTTGGAACAAATGATTTTACATTGTTGCTGTCCTTGCTCTTAATAAGGTCGGGCATACCAGGTGCATAGGCGTATCCTAGTCGATCTAATTCTTTGTGCAGTTCAACAATGTCCTTCTTCAGGCTTTCCACATTGTGAGGATTTCCTGCGGCAATTTTTGAACCGGACTTGTTAATATGGTCTAGATCGTCTAAGTTCTGATACAGTTCAAGTGCTATAGAACTGGCAGTCCTTGAATCCCCAGTGCCTTCGCTAAAAGCTTCGCCCACTTCGCCGTCAGATTCTGATCCAATAACTAGTGTTGCAACAGGAAAACCGCCAAGAGTCTTGGCTTGTTTCTTCTTTTTTTCTTTAAGGTGTTGTGCTCTCATTTTGTTTTATATTTTTAAATATTGTTTGGAAACTTTTTTCCAAGCTTCGTGAACTGCCTTAGCGTAATAGCCTTGCAATGTTCCATTTAAACTTTGATCGATTTCAAAAGATCCTTCATCGTCGTCGAGGTCGAGTATTTCGTGTATGAATACAGAAATTTCACTATCGCCTGCAAACTCTCTCAGTTGATCACTTTCAAGAGTCATATCCCAAAACGCATCAACATTAGAAAGTATTTCTGGATGCATTTTTGCATCTTCAGCTACTGCCCGGTAATAGTATTCAACACTGTTTCTTATGTCGTCGGGCAATATTTCGTACATTTCTTCGCGGAAACTTTTTAATCCCTTAAACTGACCTATTAGGTCTTCAGCAATTTCTTTTGCAATCTTAGGTAAATTACGCAAGATGTAAGACTTCATTTCGGGCGCAATTCTTGGCAAGAGCAGTTCCATTATCTTTGTTACATCATCCCGGCTAAAGAAAAATTGCAAAGCACCAAATTGCTTTGCCTGAGATTTAAACAATTTTTGTAATTGCGGATATTTGGTTACCAAATCATGTACATCAATTTGTTGATCTTTTTCATTCATAAACTGCAATGATGGGAAATGAAATTGGTACTTCTCGCCTACATGCTCAACCTTTGCTGGTATTATAATGTATAAAGGACCATCTTTGTGATACTGATTAAACATGTTAGCAGAACTTGTTCCTGCTGTACACCATCTAGTTCCCCTTCCATAGTAACAGGCAGCAGTTTGATCTTCAGGCTGAACGACTCTTAATTGTTCATCTCTGTAGACTTCTTTTGCATCACCTTTGTTGATATCAGTCTGATTTTCAGCGGGTAATTTATCTTCGTATTCTGATACTACCTGGTCAAACGAATGAAAGTCTGGGTACCTGTTAATGTCGTTGTATGGCTGTGGTATTAATCTTCTTTTCTTTAGGCGGTCAAAAATTTGCAGTCCTTGTGCAACCTGTGTAATCACATCTTCAAAATACACTCCGCCTTTACCATAGGTTCTGGCCATCCATTGCACATACTCTTTATGCGGTGTTGGGTCAGCGGCCTCTAATTTTTGTAATAGCTGGTCGACATAATAAGTTATAGTATCCCTACTGATTACAGGCTCATTGGCATCTTCTAGATCCAAACCCAGTCTGAGTTGTCTAGTCCTACCTTCGCGATAAAACTTGTCCCACATAGCGTTGACATAGTTTTGCAGTGTAACCTGCCTATTGTATTCTAATAGGAATTCTCTAGCTCGCATTTACCAGGCCCTGCAACTCCAATAGCGTGCCTTCCAACGCGGTCCTGGATTCTCGCAGTGATGTCGTGCTCGAAAACTCTTACGGCGCTTGGGATTAGACTTTTTAATCTTCATGTTAGGATCACCAAAGTTAACTTTGACAATGTTGCCGTTTGGCTTTCTTACATAAACTTTACTCTTTTTAACATCGCCTGCCATTGGCTTGCCCAATTGCACTTTACGACCTTGGTATTCGGCTTCGAGTAGATTGTTGGATAACATATCCTTCCAGGTCTTGATATTAGAGTTACCAAAGTAATCGGCCAACAATGGCTGAGCCGATCTTAGTGCATCTGCATCAAAGTCGTAGTCAGCGAAGGCATTAGATTTAGTTGCCTGTAGTTTAATAAACTCTGATACTGTGCTGGCAGTCTGTCTAGTTAACTTGTCAAAAATAACTGGCGGCAGTTCTTTGACCATATCAATGGCCCACTCAATGGCATTGGTATAGTTGCCAACTCCTGTTGGTCTTGGTGTTGCTGTAAGTTCTGGCTCTAATTCTGGTTCTGGCTCTAATTCTGGTTCTGGCTGTTTTGTTGTGCCAGGAAATTGAACAACTTTTTTGTTGTAATCTCTAGTACCAGGGCCAGGAATAATCGGCTCTTCCTCGTCGGGTTCGTATTTTCTTGCCAGGCCGGTGCCTGTTGGTACAACTTCTTTAATTAAACGAATAGCATTTTCATCTAATTTAATTACGATTCCGTCTTCAAGGACTTCGTCAATAATTGATTCAATTAGTGTATCGCCGAATTCTAAACCTAATATATCGCCAACTTCAGGCTCGATATTTTTAAATTCTGTAAAGCGCATAAGATCTCCAGGGATGATCTTATATTTATGTTTATATTAACAATGCTGAATGTGTTGATTCATGAACCACTTGCTTTTTCTAAAAGATACTTTAAGTGGTATGTTGTGCTTTAACATACGGGACCTGTGCTGGAAAAAAGTAGGACCATGACTCATTAAAAAATCTTTACCTTTACTGAATCTCTTAGGCCCGATTATGTCCCATTGGTATTGATGACTCATTTCGTGTGCTATGATTGCTATCATCCATTGTTTGCAGTACCATTTATCTGATAGCTTGATAACACACCACGATCCAGAATCTCTGGGCTTTACATAACCCATACAAATCCCCCAACACATTCGCCTACTACCTAGCTGTATTTCGGGTCTTACTAGTTTATTTTGAAAAATTTCCTTGTTTAGTAAATCATAGATCTTATTAACTTCTTTGATACTTGGACGATAGGTCATTCTTCTTTGTTCGGTAAGACTTGGCAACGGCGTTGCCATTAGCTCTTTTAAAGATTTTTCCATACATAGCCCCCTTGACCAATGATATTTAGTTACAGTTTTTATTTTTTAAACTAAGGTTTAATGCAAATAAATATTGTATATTCAATCTTAACAAGGAGAATCAAGATGGAAATTATCATAGGTCTTTTAATTCTGGGCGTTGCAGTCTGGTGGATCTTTCTTAGAGACATGGACAAAGAAACTAAAAATTCTTTAATTACACCTCAAAAAGACGAAGTTAAGCCTGTTGAGGAGCCAGTTCCTGCGGCAGTCGCTGAGCCTGTAGTAGAAGCAGCCCCTGCAAAATGCGGCTGTGGTCGTAGCCCAACTGGTTACTGCGTAGGCTTACATAAACTGTCAACAGAAGAATGGGCTGTACATGCAGACAATCCTAATAAAGTTGTTGCAGTTGTAGTCGAACCGCCCAAGGCAGCAGCCAAACCAAAGGCACCAGCTAAGCCAAAAGCTCCTGCCAAAAAAACAGCCGGTACAAAACCAGCTGTTAAAAAGGCCAAGCCAGCGGCAAAAACCGCAAGGCCTAAAAAAGCCTAACTAAAGTGGGGAGGTTTATTCCTCCCCAACTTTACCCCAATTGCTTTTTGCTCTTATAGCAAAAGCCAACTCTCTCATTGTTCCGTATTCTTTACTGCCCTTTTTATGCGGGCCACTGGCTTTTAAAGCATTGTACTGTTTAAGTAATTCTGCTTTAGATTTGCCTTTATATTTTCCCCGTTCCCCGGGGCTAACCTGAGTTTCCGAGTCCCACTTTTCATCTATCTTCTTGGCAATGCTGTGTGCCTTTGTGATTACTTTTTTAGGAAGATCGTGTGCCGGTTTTTCGCCATAACCGTATTTTTTCTTTGCTACAGCCATGCCTACCGCATAAGGATTTTTAACTTTTTCATTGACAGCGGCGGACTCTGTCAAAATATCTAGATATTTTCTTATTAGTTGGGAGCTCATGAGTATCCTTTTTAAATACTTATGAGCTCCTGACAGTTTTGTACTAGACTAAAGTACACCTAGACTTAACGCTTGATTGTAGAGCACACGGCTAGCCAAGTTTTTACCTTTGCTTTCGCACATGATGTCATGTGTATTCAAAAATTCCAAAGCCCATTTGTTTACCTCTGTATTCCAGTAGAAGTCTGAATGTGCCCTGAGCTTTTGTTTTTTGTAGCCTGCTTCTAGAAGAGTCTTGTAGTCAGGGACTAGACCAGTGTCATGATCCACGAGATAATCTTCACGACTGACAGAATAGTGCAAAGTAGGCCGGACACCACGCCAAGACTGAACCACCCGATCAACACGGGGGTCCAAGGGCGAGATGTAATCGCCTGTCTTAATCCAATGGTGATGAATATCCAAAACGATAGGCACCAAATCGCTAATAGTAAGACAATCATCTAGCCCCCATGCGTTTTCTTCGTTTTCGATTGTGATGCAATTTCTTGCTTCGGGGGTAAGTCTTTGGTAGGCAGCGCGGATACCGGCTGGCCCTTGCTTACCTGAGATGTGGACATTGATTTTAAAGTCCTGAAATGATTTGCCGTAGCCCATCCACCTGGCCATATCTGCATGATATTCAAACTCCTCTATACTTCTATTTACGATGCCAGGATTTTCACTAGCAAGAACAGTAAACTGACCAGGATGAAAACTGAGGCGAACATTATTCGCACGAGCAGTATCTCCAATTCGTTTAAATCCTCTTTCACAAGAGGCTCGGACATCGCTTTGTTGCCAAAAGTAGCACCAATTTGACTCAGTGTAGACAGGAAGAATATCGCTACTAAGTCGTACCATTCTAAGATTAGGTTCAAGTAACCCTACTTTCTCGACCAGCATACGGGTCGCTTCAAGATTATAATTCATCAGCTCCCAAAGTTTTTCTTCGGCAATCTGACGACTTTGACGGTTAAGCCAGGCCACAGTGGTGGTACCTGTGTTGTACTTTTTGCAGTCGTCTTTGGGCTTGATGCCATCTACCTGATCAGGGCTGTCGATCCACTTGCAGGCAAAACCTATTTTCTTAATCATTATGCTTAACTTTTAATATTGATACAAACATATTATAGCTTGAAACCAATTTTCGGTCAATCATTTAACATAGGCTTCAATAAGATTTTTAAGTTCTTCGTCAAAGATTTTCGAAGCCTTCCAGCCCAGATCATTGATCTTTTTGGTGTCCATGGCATATCTAAAATCATGACCCGGACGATCTGCTACAAACTCGATCTGCTCAGCATAGGATCTTCCACCATCTTTGGGTTTGATCTGATCGAGATTTTGGCAAATCTTGTGTATCAGACTTATATTGGTCAATTCATTATTTGCGCCAATGTTGTATTTCTCGCCGGGCACACCGTTTTTCATCAAGAATCTAATAGCCGAGCAATGATCGTCTACATGGATCCAATCCCTAATCTGCTTGCCGGAACCATAGACGGGTATTTTTTCGCCCTTCAGTGCACGGTAAATTGTCAAAGGTATCAGTTTTTCAGGATACTGAAATAATCCATAGTTGTTTGTGCAGTTGGTAATTATTGTTTTGAGACCATAGGTTTCGTGCCAGGCACGAACAAGATGATCTCCTGCTGCCTTGGTAGCACTGTAAGGGCTGTTAGGACGATACGGACTGTTTTCGGTAAATGGTGGATCAAACTCTTTAAGAGAACCATAGACTTCGTCTGTACTAACATAGATAAACAGGCTGTCAGGGCTGTGTTCTTTGACTGCTTCGAGCAAGGCGTATGTTCCGTTGGTATTACTGATCAAGAACTTACCAGGGTTTTCTATAGACTGGTCTACATGAGTCTCGGCAGCAAAGTGAACAATGGTATGAGGTTTGTTTTTTAATAGGAATTTCATCAGGTTCCTGTCGCCGACATTGCCCTGAATAAACACATGCCTTTTACTACTGGGCAAAAACGATCGATTTGATGCATAGGTCAATGAGTCGACATTAACTATTTCTGTTTCGTCTGTGTACTGTAGCAAACCTAAGATAAAATTAAGGCCTATAAATCCGGCGCCGCCTGTGACTAGTATCATTTTTTAAGTAACTCTGGTGAATGTTGTGCAACCACTAGTTTGTGATCACTGGTTTTTTTCAGTTCTTCTAACTTGTGAGTTCTTTCTCTAAGCTCGCTGGAACTGTATACATGCTGTCTACGATGATAGTGTAGTTCGATATTGTTGTCAATACAGTACTGCTTACCAGTGAAGTCCCTGTTAAGGTATTCTTCGCTAAGGAATCTGATGTGCACAGTCTGTGTCATCAACAACTGCAATAGATCAAACTCAGTTTCGTAGACAAGAATCTCGTCTACATATCGACATGCCTGCAATTGAACATATCGCTCGTAGACACTCTGTACGGGTTTATTTTTAACGCCAGGTCTATCAATGGTTGGGTCAACCTGTAGTGCGACAATTAAGTAGTCACATAATTGTCGTTCCATTTTGAGCATGGTAACATGCCCGGCATGTAGTAGGTCAAAACTTGAACAATTAAATCCTATTTTCATTATGCATCTTTATCTGATAGAATTGGAGTATTAACACAGGGCCACTCAATGTTATATGCATCCCATTTAAAATTTTCTTCGAGTTCTTTATTGTAAGGGGAATCTACAATGTACTGCACTATGGCAGTCTCAGACTCTACCCAATAGCCATGTGCATATTGCGGTGGTATAAGGAGTCCTACGGTAGAGTCAAGGTAAACACCAACCCATTCGCCTGTTTCGGGATTCAATGCAACATCAAAAATTTTACCAGTTACTGGAATAACAAATTTTGTTTGATCCTGTCTATGCATACCCCGGAGAACATTGTGCACAGAGTGTGCTGTATTTAATTGCCGATAAGACCCCTGCATATAATCATTGCTATTTTTCCATGACTCGCTGAAGGATCCGCGGCGATCGTTAAAAACCCGATGTTCAATGATCTGAACACCGGGTAACATAGTACCAAAAGTTTTAATCATACTATACTATAGCATGACTGAAAATTTAAATCAACCAGTGATTATACCAAAGCCTGCCCAACGAGCGCCGCCCAAGCTGACCCAGCCTACCGGAGAACCGATGATTGGTTGCTCGTTCCAGACAATCTGTCCAATTGGTCTGTTGTCCGACGGCTGTCTGCCTGCGCTGGTATGATTAGTTCTACCAATGTTAAGACTTTTAACGCTGACTGATCCGTCAACACCTACAATCAGCTGGTCTCTATTGTTAGCACTGATAATAAGCTCTTGATTTCTCGCTGTGCCTATTATGGCAGTATCTTGCTTTCTTTTGCCCAGAACGATCTGTACTTCTTGGTCCCAAAGATCTAGTGCTCTTTCGGGATCCATGTTGTTAATACCAATTCTACCGTTGCTGACATACAAGGTTTGATCAAGTAGCGTTTCGCCAACTACCTGTAGTTCTTTTAATGCTCCGACCTTTTGTAGATTACTGTTGATAACTTCGCCGGACAGTGTTCTTTCGGATACTAGATCTTGTCCATTTACCTTGACAGACGAAACATCTAGTCCGTCGGTACCAATTTTGTCAAATACTCGATCAACATATTGATCAAATGTACCGTTGCTGTAGCTGGCATTGAAAGATTCTATAACAAGATCTACCAACTGATTTACAAATGCACTGCCTTTTGGTAGGTTACCTTCAATGGTTACATTACCTTTAAAAGTAGTATCGCCTGCAACTTCAAGTCCGCCTGCAACTAGTCGATTTTCAAATACAGTAGCACGGTCTAAAATAGTAACTTGGCATTCGGTGGCGCTGTCCTGTATGCCAGTACTTTGGAAATGTTTAATTAGACCAGGAGTTATATTGTCACCGCTGATGGCCAAGGTCCTTGGATCAACAGATCTGCCCGGAATACTACCGTCAGGGAAATTAAACGAGTTAACTAGATTTACAACCGATTCATGAATCTTCTCTCTAACCAATTCAGGTAACTTGACTTCTTCTAGTCTTCTATAAATTTCCTGAGTAACTTCTCTTTTAAAGTCAGTTTCAAGTTTAGGAGCCATTACTGTTACAATGTGCTCACTAATTGTGTTGTCGATGTTGTGCTCGTTAATTAACTCTAGTACTCGTTGCTTGAGTTGATCTGAGAACTGCCTTTCAAAATAAGGAATAGCAGTATCAGTTACCTGTTCTTGTAGTAACTGTGGAATGTTAATTTCAGCTAGTCTAGTTTTTACTTCAACCAGTGCTTCTTTGTAGACTGTTTCTAGCACACCTTGCATGAAGTTTTCAGCAAAGTTTCTAGCAAATTGTTGTGATGCTTCGTTGAGTGACATAATTAAAATTTGATAGTTATTATGTGTTCATAATTCTTTTTAATGATACTTTTATGCATTAAATTTTTATGAACTAAAAAATTCTGAGCGCCTGCATCTAAACTAAATTTAGCTAACTGTTTAAAAAACATGGCTCTACGGCTAAAAGGACCAACTACCATTACGCTTTCGTCATCAACAACATAGTTGGTACCTGTAAATGCGTTTCGGTCAAGTTGATCGTACTCGTACTGTTCAAAGAATATTTTTTTAGAACTCTGGTCGCGCACCAATACTGGATAGCTGAATTCTTTTTCTTTGAAGTCTTGGTTCTTATAGTCTTTTAATGTAGTGACTATAAAGCCTTTGGTTAAGCCGGCAAGGGTGTTAACCATATCTCTCTGCTCTTTGTCTGTTTCAGCAAAGGTAAAATATTCGTCTACGGCAATTACAGCATCAAATTCTTTTTTAGAATCTAACTGAGCCATGTCAACATAGGTATACTTTACGCCTTTCTTGTCAAGGTAGCGTCTTACAGAATCACTAATTCCTGTGACAACTATCTTTTTATCGTTTAGTTTGAGTAGACCAGGACTAAACCCTACAAATAAAACATCAGTGGGACTAGTTTCAAAGAAACTGAATAACTCGTCTAATATTTCTTTCTTTTTTAATGCAAGCTCTTCTGCTCTAGCATGACTGATGTATGCTTCAAGCAGAATATCGCTGTATTTTTCAAAAGATGTTGACATCAAAAATCCTAACTCCAAGATATAAGTTATTTATCTGGATTGGTGCTAGCATGCCTGCTTGAAAGTATAGCCATAAAAAAAGCCCCTTACGGAGCTTTTTTGATATTTAGATTTTTGTATATCTGTTGAACGCCTGTTGCTTGGTAATAACAGTCCATTAATGCATTGTGTGCTTGGTCTCTACCCTTTTCTCTAGGATCGCCGTGTGTGCCAAACAATGTTCTACTGTCACGGATCTGCCAGAAGTGCCAAGGAAATCCCCAGCCTTGGCTTCGATAGAGATCTTCTAAGATAACAATATCAAAGGCTGGACCTTGTGCCCAGATATAGTCTACTCCAACTAAGAACTTGTTAAGTTCGTATCTGAGTTTAGCTACATCTACCCTGTCGCCAGATTCTCCCATGGCTTCTTCGCGAACTCTAGGATCTTGTTGCGCCCACCATTCAATGGTACTGTCGTCGACCGATCGGCCTTTTGATAATTGATCTTCGATATCGAGTCGAAAATAAATTCCTGGCCCTGGTTCTTTATCGCTAAAAGGATCAAACTTGATTGCACCCAGTGTCAGTATTACACAATCGGGCCTTGTGCCTAGTGTTTCTAGGTCTAACATTACACTGGTGCTCATCGGCCTAGACTCACCATGGTAATGATTTTGCTAAGTTCGTCGCCCAGCTGGTCTTGGTCAGTTACAATGTAAAGATTAGAGTTACCAGAATCTCTTTTACGATCGTAGGTCTTAGTTTCGATAACAAAGCCACCATTGGCAGCATGAATGCTTAAACGAATTGGATCTCCGTCGAGGTTACTAGACTTTTCAACCAATAGATTTCCTTTAGAAGGAGCAAGCATCGGGCGATCTTCAGGAACCTCAATGAGCCAATCACGGAGTCGTCGTTTTAATTTGAGTAACATTGTTTTTTACCTTGTTGTTTTCTGCTTCGGCTACACGCTTACGCAGACTACTACTGCTAAAGCTGTGATCTCGTTTGTTGAATACATGATGGATACCACGCCCGGTGCCTTCGTTGCGTCCGGTAAAGTTAGTATCTTCGTATTCAACTCCTAGTATACGCACATCTATAGGTAAAGTCAAGACCAAATCGATTAGATCTTTCTCCGTTTCGTAAACTACAATTTCATCCACATAACGGCAAGCACCTAGGCTAATTTGTCTTTCGACTACACTTTGAATTGGTTTATTTTTAGTGTCTGGGCGATCAATAGTTGGATCAGTTTGTAGGCCTGCAATTAGATAATCACAATGATTTTTGGCTTCAGCCAGCATGGCAATATGGCCAGCATGTAGCAGGTCAAAGGTACTAAATGTAATACCAATTTTGAAACCTTGTGTCTTGAGGTCTTTGATTTTGTTGAGTAGCATCATTCGTCGGGTTCTAATTTAATTACTAAAGGAAATCCGTTTCGTTTAGCTAGGATACTGACTTCTATGCCTTTTTGTTCAGCAATTTCGTAAGGTAGAACTGCAACCACAGCACTACCATCTTCGTGTACCTTAAAAGTCAGATGCTCTGCTTCTTCACGGTTGATATGAAAAACAACCACCAAACTTTCAACAACAAACTCCATGGTAGTAACTTCATCATTGATGTAGATTACACGGAATTTGCCTGGTTCTTTGATGTCTGTTTTTGTTTGGGTTTTTACAATTGAATCTGTGGCCATATATTTGAATTGTGGGGATCTCTCCCCACAGGTATTTAATTACTCGTTTGAAGTAATAGAAATTTTCCTAGGCTTCATGCTTTCGGGCAACACACGGGTCAAGCCGATGATCAGCATTCCGTTTTTAAGTGAAGCACCGCTAACTTCGAGATAGTTACCTAGAGTAAACGATTTTGTAAAACTCCTGGTACTGATACCTCTATGAACATAGAAAGATTCTAAACTACTTTTGTTTTCTTTGTTACCGGTTACTGTTAGATGATTTCCTTCAATATTGATTTCAATATCGCTGAGATCAAATCCTGCAACTGCAAGTTCGATAGCATAAGAATCTTCGCTGTACTTGATAATATTGTACGGAGGATAATTAGCTTCTTGTTGCGTGGTAACTCTAGAAAGCTCGCTAAACAGATCGTCTAGACCTACAGTATAGCGATGTAGAGGGGCAAAGTCAATACGACCGATAGTTAATGCGTTAGTCATTTTAATTCTCCTTTCATAAGCAAGATGACTATAATGGGGGACCCGATTCGGCATCCCCCTTAGTTAATTTACTCTTTGGCAGGTTTTTCTTTTACTTCTGCATCAACAATGTTTTCATCTGCACTGGCAGACTCTGTTGTTGCAGAAGAGGCATCGGCTGCTGCCTTTTCAGCTTCGGCCTTAACACGATAAAGTTCATTGCTGGCTTCCATCATGAACTTTTCTTTACCACGAATCATTTCGATATCGTCGCTGTCAATGGCAATGAACATATCTGCCATAGACGCTTCTAGTCGATTGGCGTTCTCTGGATCCAAGAGATCTTTGTACTTTTCAAAGTCTTTCTTGAGCATGTTCAAGTTTGTTTCAGCACTGTTTTTAGCATTGATCAGTTCGATAGTCTGTTTGTCTGCTTCGGCATTGTCCTCTGCATCCTGGACCATCAATTGGATTTCAGCTTCGCTCAGTCCTGAACTAGATTTGATAGTAATCTTATTTTCTTTGCCTGTGCCTTTGTCTTTGGCGCTGACATTCAAAATACCATTGGCATCAATATCAAATGTAACTTCAATTTGTGGA